TCAATCTTTTTTATACTTGTTTGGAGTGAATTTTTGTTTTGCTAATTGTTTTGCCATGCGCATAGAGTTTTCTAGAGAAATACGAATCATTTCTTTTGTGTGTTCGTCTATTGGTTCTCCATCAAACATTAACGCTTCATCGCTGTTTTCTAGCTCTTCTAAGGTTTTTTCTAAATCACGTGCGATATCACGTTCTTCCTTAATTGATAATTTAGATGGATTATTAGATACCATTTCTTTTGTTTGTGTTCTATCTAACAGATAATCTGTTGATACCTCAAAAAAGTCTGCAATTTTCGTTAAAGTATCATAATCTGGTTCACGCTGACCTTGCTCATAATTGGCTAATTTTCCTCTTGAAAAACCCAAACGATCAGCAAGTTCATATTGACTTAGTTTTTGTTTCTTTCTAAGTTCTGAAATCTTTTTTCCAAGCATAAATTCTTCCTTCTTTCTAAATAAGAATAGGCGCTTTTTATTAATTATAGAAACGTTTAGTTTCTAAATCTACAAAGGAAACAAAAAGTTTCTAATAAACGTTGACAGAAACGATTTGTTTCTTTATATTAGAGTTACAAGGAAACAAAATGTTTCTTTTGGAGGTGGAATATTGAATAAAAAAAGAAATAAAATGATTGAATTTAGAAGTAATCAATCAAGAATAGTCGTAGCAAGGCATTTGAAAATTACGCCTCAAATGTTAGGGGCAATTGAACGTGGTGATAGAACGCCTTCATTAGAATTAGCTAAAAGAATAGCTGATTTTTATAAAACAACAATTGATGATCTTTTTTTTAGTTAAAAAGGAAACGAAATGTTTCTGGAGGTGAGAAAATGCCATCAACTAACATGGCAGTACCAACAGACCAGTCGCATAAACATATAAAAAGCACTTCAAGAGGTGACACCATGAGCCAACAAGAAGAATATGCGGCGACTTATGAATTTGGAAAAACGAAAGTCCATGTTGTGGCTCCTGAGCCAAAATCGCAAAAGGATATTGATAAAATCCGTCAAGCATATTACAAGGCTGGTTGGGCCATCATCAAAGAAATACAAGTAAAAGAAAACGTTGAGGATTAGTTCCTCTCTTTTTATACGAAAAGTAGACAAGTTACATATGTACTAAGTTCATTGTAACTATTTGAAAACTAAATATGGAGGCGAACAGATATGGGAACAAGCATATACTGCAATTCAGCGATAGGGGAATTATTACAGAATGCTAGAGAATGTTGTGACAATGTTCAGCTGAAAACGAAGAAAGGGCTATCTAAGTACCTTGGTATTACACATGAAAGATTAACCCGTATTGAATCTGGACTTTCTAAACCAGAATTTGAACTTGCGATGGATTGGTGCCATGCAACAGGGGCAAAGTTGAATCAACAAGCAATCAAACATATTTATGGTGTTGGGTTACCGCCTACAGATCCACGCTTAACTCAAGATTTAAATCTACAATTGATGAACTACATTAAACAGGCCGAAGAGGGAATTGCGGCAGCGAAAGAAATTATGAATTTACAAGTTACAACAAGGTCATGGAAGCATGATGAAAAAAAGAAACATGAATACGCAGTTCATGCAAAAGAAATCTTCGATACAATCCAAGCTACTCAGTGTGTAGTACAAGCTCTTGAGCAAGTTCATTTTGGCATTATGGAACAAATACAAAGAAGTTGGTTGCAAAAGGCTATGGCAGAAAACGTTATTATTCAATCGGTGGATAGCTTAATGAATTTAACAAAGGTGCTGTAAAGGGGGAAGGAAAATGACAGTAGATTATAAGAAACCGAGTTTAAGAGAATATAAGGAATTAATTCGCTATGATGCAAAACTAACTGGTGAAATTAAAATAGCAGAATTACTTAATGAGGATTCAAAAACAGTTGAGTTAAAGCAAGAGAAGAAATTGTTGGGGATTCGAATCAAAATTATTGAAGCATCATTTATTTTGAAACATAAATGGGCAAAAGAAAAAGCTACCGCCTAGACAACAGTAGCTCCGAAAAATATCGTAAAGCAATTATAACATTATATAAATCATTTGGACAAGCCACTGTGCTTGTCGTTATGACCAGAAAGGGATTTTTCCTCCCATACCTCTACATTGTTCCTTTCTGGTTGTAACGATGCGTACAGCATTAATTTAAATAGAAAGGAGATGTAATTCATGAACGATAAAAACAATCGTCTTCATGATCTAGTTCTTCCTGGGGATTTTTCATTTGCGAATAAACTTCGTAACTGTATGAGTGAATGTATTTTTAACATGTTTAATGCAGAATCAACCGAAGAATCAAATCACTGGGAAGAAGAGCTGGAGCGATGTATAAGGGAATTTAAAATGCTTCGTGATACAAAAGAGGAACATGAGGCATCGATGAGTTATCGTGTAGTGATTAAAGATTTAAGAGCAAGAGGAGTTAATGCTTCGTTAGTAACACGGAGAAAATAAAAAGATCTATCACTTGGCAGAGTGATAGACAAACGGTCTTGCAAAAGATCTTGGGATTAATTATATCAAATTAGCATTCGTATAACAACGGAGTGTGCTACATGTTATTAGACAAATCGTTACATAGAGTGTTGCTGAACCCTAAAGTGTTTCAACAAGCAAAATCAGAGCCACACCTAATTTACTTAGTAAAACAATATATCAAAATAGGATACAAGAATTATCGCTTATTACGTGTAGAGGACGGATTCGCGATATGTAAACGGGAGGATGAATAATATGGCAGTTTATAGACCAGTACACGTTTCATTTTGGCAGGATTCATTTGTTTTAGATCTTACACCGGAGGAGAAGTATTTTTACTTATATTTGATGACAAACAGTAAGACGTCTCAATCAGGAATCTATGAGCTTCCACTTCGTATCATTGAAACTGATACGGGATATAACCGCGAAACTGTTATGAAGCTATTAGAACGTTTTGCTGAGTATGGAAAAATTAATTACAACCAAAAAACAAAAGAGTTGTTCTTAATCAACTGGTTGAAATTCAATCCAATTAAAAATATAAACATTGAAAAGTGTGTTTTAAAAGAAATTCAATCTGTAAAGGACCAGGATTTTTTAATTGATTTCTATGAAACTTGCTTGCAATTAGAACGAGAACAAGATTTTAAAATCCCCCGTATTAAGGAGTATTTATCGGTCCGTTTGGAGGGGCTTATAAGGGGCTTCCAAGACCCTAGCAAGGAAGAAGAAAAAGAAAAAGAAGAAGAAAAAGAACAACAACAAGAAGAACGCGCAGGCGTGGAAGAAGTTGTTGAGGTTAATCCAATTTCTTTTTACGAACAAAACTTCGGACTGATTACACCTTTTATTGCAGATGGTATTTATGCTTGGATAGATGATTTAAATGCAGAGCTAGTTATTAAGGCTATGGAGATTGCTTTAGAGAAGAATACGAGAAATATGTCTTACGTAAATACGATTTTAAGGGATTGGCATCTTAAAGGATTTAAAACAGTAATTGATGTTGAGGCAGCTGATAAAGCATTTCGTGCTCAGCGATTAACAAAAGCTCAGCAACAGACACAAGCGCCTTATCAACAAAAAGGCTTATCGGAAACTACTAAAAACGTAATACAGCAGCAACAAGCATGGGAGCAGAACATTCCAACAGAAGAAGAACTTGCAGTACTTAACCAACAGAATGCGTGGTTGGCCAAATGAGTAACGATATGATTCGCAATGTTGAAGCTGAACAAAGTGTTTTAGGTAGCATAATCCAAGAAGGCGATTTAATTAAAGATTGTCAGCTAAAGGTAAAACAGTTTTCTTTACCAACACACCAAGTAATTTTCAAGGCAATGAGAGAATTAGAGGATGCTGAGCTTCCGATAGATCTTGTTGCTCTCATTGGAAAATTCGATGAAAGGTTTATGCATCAAATTGGCGGAATTGAATTCTTTGTAAACCTGACGGAAGTTGTAACAACAACTAAGAACTTCTCGTATCACGAAGGTTTAGTGATTGAAGCTTGGAAAATGCGACATGCTCAAGAGGTTGCTGGTAACTTATATAACCGCCTTCAGCAAGATAGGGATATGAGTGCTATTAGTACATCAATTGATGAATTAAGCGCCATTGAAGAAACGGGTTATTCAGATGAATTTAACTTGAAAGATACGCTTGTTGATTTGTATAAGAACATGCAAATTGATGTAGGAGATTTAACCGGTATACCAACTGGTTATGACGACCTGAACAGAATGACAGCAGGGTTACAAGAAGGTGATTTAATCATTGTCGGTGCCCGGCCTTCAATGGGGAAAACGGCATTTGTATTAAACATTGCTTTTCATGCAGCAAGTGCTCATACAGCAACAGGAATCTTTTCACTAGAGATGGGAGAAGAGCAGCTACTAAAGAGAATGATCTCAAGTACTGGAAATATAGATGCTACAAAATTAAAGAATCCTAAGAAGCTATGTAATTTAAAGGATTGGGAAAAGATTAGTCAAGCGATGGGATTAATTAATGATTTGCCATTAGAAATTTACGATAAAGCAAATGTCACGATGCAAGAGATTTACGCTAAAACTAGGAAACTAAAGCGTAAGTACCCTGATAAAAAGGTTTTAATTGCAATTGATTATTTGCAGCTTATTGTAGGGGATCCAAAGCATAGAGGGAACCGTATGCAAGAAATAGGTGAGATTAGTCGTAAGTTAAAACTGATGGCAAGAGAATTAAATGTATGTGTAGTAGCATTATCACAGTTAAGCCGTGCGGTAGAAAGTAGGCAAGATAAGAGACCGTTGCTATCAGATTTACGTGAGAATGGTCAAATTGAGCAGGATGCGGATTTAATAGCATTCTTATACCGTGAAGATTACTATGACCGCGAGACAGAAAATAAAAACATAACGGAAATTATTTTAGCGAAGCAAAGGAACGGTCCAGTTGGTGTTGTTGAACTAGCATTCATTAAAGAATTTAGTAAGTTTATAAATTTAGAGAGAAAGTTCAATCATCAACAGGAGGCTTAATCATGTTGTTACGTCAGGAAGTAGAACGTAGAAAACTAATAATCATTCGTAAATTATTGGGATTAGGATTAACTGAAATTAACGGGCAAACATTAGATCAATTAACGTTAATGCAGCTTGAAGGAATTTTAATTGCAAGCTTGCAGGTATTGGAGGGGGAAAACAATGCCAAAGCAATTAACAATTTTTGACGTGGAGCCAGTTTTATCATTTGATCCTAAGAAAGCTCATATTCACCGTTTGAATTCAAAATTACGGTATGCAGATGTGGTTGTGCAAATACCACGCCAAGCCAAAGCGATTGATGAATTAAAAGCAACGACAGCGCCTGATGAACGTTATGAGTTGTTTGAAGATTACACAATTGGAATTTGGCGCTATAAGCGAGCGGAGGATAAACAATTTGTATGGGAAGAAGCTGAAGAAATGTGTAAGCGAGCAAGAGATGAAAAAAAGCCGATTCCAATACGGCTTCATCTGTCACTGGAACAATCATTTGTTCCAGAAAACGTTGTGCGATATTTGTAGACAAATAAAAAAAGCTGAGATCACTCTCAACTTACTTCGACAAAGTAATTATAACACATTTGGGAGTGGTTTCGGTGCCAAGTATCAAAGAAAATATTGTAGGAATGAAGGCTGAAATTTCTTTAGTAGAAAATATGATTTATGTTGTGAAGGATGGACAGATTCATTCAATTGAACCACCGTCAACTGGTCATGGTGAACAGTCATTTGTATACAAAGGTGGTAAAGTAGCACGTATGGAAGAACGAAAAACGCAGTTGCTTTAATAAGAATAGGATTCACTTTAATAATTTATGAGTTTTATCACTTTTTCTTTAAATTTTATATAGATAGTATATAATTAAAGAGGCTATATAAAAATAAAGAAAGAGGGATTGGAGATGCAAGAATATACTTTTAGTTCAGCAGTAAATCAAGTGATTGTTGATGGGATATTGAATGGATATAAAAGTTATATCCATGAGCGTAATGAAAAACAAAGAACGATGAAGATTAGCGACGCATATGCATGGGTAAAAGGAAATCATATTGATGACCAAACAGCCAGAGAATGTGCAAGTAAAGGGATTGTGTATAAAAAGGCTAAAGCAGGTTATACTTGGGGGTATTTACAATTTTCATCTTCTGAAGATAAAAGCATGTTTATTATAAAAAATGCTAAGTATTTTAATGAAGAAAATTTTCCGGGTGGTAAAGGGATTGACGGAAATAAAAAACGGAAAAAAAATGATGAGAATTATTTAAAAAAGTTATCTAGGGTAAACCACAACATAAAATTTCCGGAAGTTCGATCACTTCCGAAAGAAGCTGGATTTGTTGAATTTTTAACTTTGTTTGATGATAATACTTTAAAATCATTAGAGGATACAGAAGTAAGTAGATTACAGAGAGAGTACGATAAGTTTTATATTGTAACTTATGAAATTGATGAAGCGTTCATGATTTCAAAAATATTTGTTTGGATGCCGAATCCTCATAATGAAAAAGCATATTTAGTGGATGATTTAACTGAACTAATTAATAATAGCTCAGTGGATTTTGAAGATGTAGATACTACAGTTCTAGAAAATGATGAATTAGATTATGATGAAGATTCACCAGCTGCGTTTGATTTCGATATATTCCATGAAGAAGAATTGGATGATGAAAAAACAGATGGTGATAGTCAAAGTTAGAAATATATTGTAGGAGGTAGGTAAAATGTTTGTTGGTAAAAATTTAACAAACATTCGAATTCTCCATGGTTACACAAGAAAACAACTTTCCAAAATGCTGGAAATTAGCGAACAGGCCGTTTGGCAATATGAAAACGGGTATATGTCGCCTAAATTGGAAGTTATTAATAAAATGAAGAGGATTTTCAAAGTAAAAAGTAAGTATTTTTATTCTGAGGATTTTGTAAGTAAAAATGGAAAATCGAATATACAACAGTGTCACATTGCATATAGAGCAGATATTATAAATAGTGCTCAAAAAACTCAAAGTGAAGCAAAAACAATAGAATTTATTAGTTCATTTTTAAATGTCATTGAAAAAAAGTTACATTATCCACCAAATGGAATAGCTGTGTTGAGAGAAAAGGCTATTCAATACCTTAATTTTTCTGATGAAGATAGAAAAACAAAAATTAAGCAGATAGCTAAAATGTCTAGAGATTTTTTAGAAATAGGTAATAAAAGTAATTTGAATTTATTATTTATTCTTGAGAAAAAAGGAGCTTTTATTTTTGAAAAGGCAATCGGAGAAAGAATAGATGCTTACAGTTTATGGACTGAAGATGGACGACCCTTTATTGTTTTAGGGAATTTAAAAAAATCTGCAGCTAGAAGGAACTTTGATTTAGCTCATGAACTAGGGCACTTGCTTCTGCACTATAAAGTTGAATTTTCTTCATTAGATAATAAAGCACATAGAGAACATGAACAGGAAGCGAATTTATTTGCTGGAGCCTTTTTACTGCCTGAAGCAGAATTTATAGAAGATTTTAATTCGCTTTCTAAAAATTCAGCTCCGGACTCTTACATCGATTTAAAAAGAAAATGGATTGTCTCAATTCAAGCACTTGCATATAGAGCGCATTCACTTGGTTTGTTAGATTATCAAAAGTACAGATATTTTAATATTAAGTTAAATAGGCAGGGGTATAAGATAAGAGAGCCGCTTGATGAAGAAATAAAAATTATGAAGCCTGGTAAAGTAAAAAGTATTTTACAGCTTTTATTTGATAAAAAATATTTATCATTAGGTACACTTTTAGATACCCTCATGGTAGATATTGAATTTTTATCTACTCTATTAGGGATAGATATTGAATTCTTTGAGAAATATCAAATCGAGTTATCAAAAGAATTTACAGTTGCAGATTTGAATGTGGAAGTGCAGTAAAAGGTTCATTCTCAATCTATATAATATTAAAAATAAGGAATAAGAATAAACGTATAACAGCTAGAAAAAAGAGTAGTAGCGATTGTTACTTACTCTTTTTGTTTTTGTAGGGCATAACTTCAATTGCTGAAGTTAGTAAAATTATATTATATAATTTGAAACATGGTGATATAATGAACTTGTTTGTAGTAGTAATGATAGTGAATTGATTCTAGGAGTGAATAATTTAATGGTTGAAACACGCCTACATTATGATTCTGTTCGAGAAAATATTGAGAAAATATTTCAACAAGAAGAAATTGAAGTAAGTGATAGATTTCTTACAAACTTTTTGAGTATATTATCAAGGTTGTGTAATTATGAAGAAGAAGGTAAAAAAATTCGGCCTCGAATTGTAATAACAAATAATATTGATGAGGCGATAGAGACAGTGCCGAATTCATATATTGTAAAAACTAAAAAGGGTAACTTAGATGGTGTTGATATGGAAAGAATATTAAAATCATTAATTCCCTTTTGTAACAATGGATGGCATGTATTTGTGGATATTGAATCAGATTACATACAGTATGGTATAATTAGAGCTTTTTCTGGTCCTGTAGGTGTTTCATTTTCCAGAAATTTATTAAGTATTGAAGATCTTGATTTTATAGATTTTGGAGTTGTTGATATAGAAGTTATAAGTAATTTTGAGTTGCGTATTTGTGGTATTAGAAAACACAATTTGATGATTGATTTTCGATTGGTAGATCATAGTGATGAGATAACTGGATCTTTTGATGAGATGATTGATGATATTACTCAAGACATGGAGCCTTTAAAGAAAGATTTTACTAAAAGGGCACTAGCTAATTTATTAGCAATTATACCGTATAAAGTTCATGGAACTATTTGCGTTGTTGTTGAATCAGATTACATATTTCCCAATGATTTTTTATCAGATGGTACATGGTTTACTAATCCGATTGATCTAGGAGAGAAAATAATAGATACAGCAATGAACAATAAAGATATTGCATCATCGGAAGCATATTATGCTCTTTCTGGATTATTCCTTGAGATGCTGAATGTAGATGGAATTACTATAATAGATAGTTCCGCGCGGGTAAGGGGATTTAATGTTTTTGTGAAAAAACAACCTGAAACCCCTATAGAGATACCAGCAGAAGGTGGCGCAAGAAAGAGAGCTGCTAATACTGTTTTGGCATCAAAAGATCCGAAGATTAAAGGCGTATATTTTTTATCACAAGATGGCAATACCTTCTACAAAAGGATGGGTGATTAACTTGGCTAATGAAATTGTATTATGGGATTCGCCTAATGGTGCTAGTTTACCGGCTAATATTTCTGAGGTAAGTGAATTAACAGGGTATATAAATATGTTATCCTCAAGAGAAATAGGTCGAATTAATGTATCTTTTGATGCTGGCTTATATGATATGGCAACTGAGTATACATGGAATAGAACTATAGCGGTATTAAGAGATCGAGTTATGTCATTTGGACCTGAGTTTGTTCTTGAAATGTTAGGACGAGATGAAGATAGTTTATCTGATACTAGTGATTTCTTATCTGATGTAGATGTCATAAATCTGAGTGCTGATTTAGGTTTAATTAATAAGACAGCAAAAATATTGTTTTTGCAAAGTAGTGAGTTACTAAAGCATTATTTAGGAAGAGATGTAGAGGATGAGTTGGATATCACACAAGCACAAGCTTGTATTAAAAATTGTGTGAAATATGTATTAGCAATGAATGATGATGGCTTTAGCATGTCCTTTACGAATTTTAGAGATGTACTAAAAAGAGAAATTATTACTGAGAATCATGACATTTTTAAAAGTTTAATGACTAGTCCTTATTTTTATAAGAGAACTACAACAAGGACTTTATTGAATTTATCAAAATCCCAGAAAGCAGCTGAACTAGAAATTGTTTTTGCAAATATGGTATTTATTATTCCGAGCATTTGGAACGATCTATTATCTGATGATCGTTACCCAATAGGCTTTGCTTATGCAGAGGCTACTAATGCCGGTAACCTACCATTGGTGAAAGCACTAAAATCTGTTTTATTAAAAGTAAAAGGTTTTGATTATGTACCAGAGAGTTTAAGGTCCAATACGTTTATTGAAGCGGCAAATCATTTATTGGAAGTACATTTTGGTGGTAACAACTTTTATAATGAACCTGCAGCCGCAAAGCAGCTTTTAAGTTTAGGAAGTTCAATACCAGTTCCTGCTTTAGGTAAATGCATGACAGCAACAATAGCATGTAAACTAGGAAATAATTGGGGCACATCTTGGAATGCACAGGAGTATCTCGATCAAATATTAGTTAATTTGACCGATGAAAGATGGGAATATTATTTTAATAAAATCTTTATAGGTGAGGAAACGATATTATTTAAGCTTTTAAACCATGGTATAGTTGAGCGCTGGTGTGAGCTGGTAAAAACGTATGATTTACATACGAAAAATATAACTAATCATCAAGTGAGTCAGCTATTGCAAGCTAGTTTTAACAACCGCAATAGAAAAGTACAAGAGATTGCAAATCAACTTTATGATGATTTAAGAGGATAGGTGCTCTGTAAATTAATAAAGCACAATATGAACTTTGTATGTGAATAATATAGTAGAAATACTGGATGAGTTTCAATATATAATTATGTCCTACTGGAAGAACCAGCGGATACCAAATTATAAGAGTATGGATGATAATACTCTGTAGTTTGGTGTCCGCTTTTTGTATTTTATTAAGAAAATAGACAAGGAGCGTTTATATATGAATCAATTAACCTTTTTATCTAAAATTGATCGCGCAGCAACACAGGAGAAATTAGAGAGTCTTTTAGAGGAAGTGCGCATTTACAAACAGTTCGGAATGGTTCGAGAAGAAATGAAGGTCACTCCTTCGTATGAAGTGAGATATCATGGCCCTACAAATACAGTAGGAAATCCATTAGAAGATGTAGCTTTAGAAAATATAAAACGTAGTGAACGTGAGCAATACCTTAAAAATATGTCATTTCGCATTGATCAGTTTTTAAGCCGTTTAGGTAATGGGCGTGCAGGGAAGATTCAGAGAGACATTATTAATAAGCGTTATTTAGAAGAAGAAGACATTTGTGATTATATGATTTATAACGAAATTGGAATGGCTGAACGCACTTATCGACGTTGGAAGTCTAGGGCATTTTATAATTTAGCTTTTGCTCTCAGATTAGAAATATATGAAGTAGAAGATTGTAATGGAGGGAATAATCTATGAACTTTGTTCAACCTATTCGAGATCCAGAGCAAATACAACAGATTAAAGAATATTTGAAGGAAAACAATGAACGTAATTATATTTTATTTGTAATGGGAATCAACACGGGATTACGTATTAGTGACATTCTCAAATTAAGGGTAGGCGATTTAAAAAGTAGTCATATCTCAATGAGAGAAAAAAAGACAGGAAAACAGAAACGTATTCAATTAACTCCAGCGTTAAAGAGAGAACTACGTTGGTACATTGAAGAACGAGATGACAGTGAGTATGTAATTAAAAGCCGAGAAGGTACTAATAGACCGATTGGACGCAGCATGGCTTATAAGATACTCAGAAGCACAGCAGAGGAATTTGGCTTGAAAGAAATTGGAACTCATACATTACGTAAAACATTTGGATACCATATGTACATGCAAACAAAGAATATCGCTTTACTGATGGAGATATTCAATCATTCATCAGAGAAAGTTACATTAAGATATATTGGTGTAAACCAAGATGCAATGGATAAGGCTATGAATCGATTTAAAATATAGCAACATCCTTTTGATTTTTATAGTTACCCATTTTTTATGCGTTGTGTAACTCAAAAGGGAAAGTATTATGAAACTATGAATATCAAGGGATTCAGCGATAGGTGCAGTTACACAAAATATAAGATATGGGTAACTGGTTTGGTAAGGAGTTATTTGGTATATTAGTAGATACAAATGTTTAATGGGAGTTGGAAAAATGAAAATAGATTCTACATTAAGTTTTGCAGCAATAATTACATTAAGTTCATTTGTTTTGCTACATTACGTTATCGAACCACGTAAGGAAAAGAAAAGAAAAAAAAGTGAGAAATTCAAGAATTTTTATGCGCCATTATATATGATGATAAATGCTAGATTGTCTTTAATAAGGACACATGGCAAACGTAATGGTGCAAAGGAATTATATTTTTCTGATGCAGGATCACCGCCATTTATTAATGATAATTATATGTTTGAATTTGTCTTAGAGAATTCTTCATATGCTAGTGTTAAATTATTAAGTAAATTAGATGCCTATATTCGGAGCTGTACGGAATCAGGTGGTGGTGATCATGAAGAGATTGAAGAATTAATTAAAATAGTGGTAAAAGAGTATCAACAATTAAGGAAAGAATTAAAATTAGAATATAATAAAAGTGAATTAGAAACAGGTATTCCAGAATCAATACAAATATTAAGAAATTTACATAAAAGATTAGTGGCAGAGTCGTGACCGCTTTTTGGCAGTAAATATGCCGGTTGTTTTTGAACCAACGTGATATATTTGTATTGTGAGAAGTGGCGGAAAACACGACTCATAAAGATTCCTATATAATCTGTATGTCTAAACGGTTTCATAATGACGGCACATAAAATCCGAAACCAGCAGATGGTATTGATTGAGTGATACCGTTATTAAGGAGAGCTTTTGCTCTTCTTTGAGCTAACAATATCCTAAGTAGATGGAGTGAGGGAAACTTGATAAGTTTCCCAATAGTGTCTGTCGTGGTTGTTAGCTGAAAGAAGAATAAAACTTCATTTACCGTATGTTAATTTACTGTAAATAATAAAAAACTCCATAAACTCAGAATTATATATAGATAAAAGGATATTGCATCTCTTTGTCGAAATATAGAATGATGGAAAGGAGGTGTGCAAGGATGGCTAGAACATTGCATACAAGAGTTATTATGGATAGCGGTAAAGAGTATGATCTTGATGTTCACCCAGAAGACTTTATGAGCCGTATCTCAAATAAAGAAGGTGAATTGTATAAAGGGTTTGTTCACTTTTTAAACCTTTCAATAAATCCTCTACATATTTCTTCAATTGAGACCCTAGAAGTGCAAATTGATGAGAGTTTAGGAGTTGCTGCAAAGTCTGTACTTAAACCATTTATTACAGGTATTAAACGAGGATAGGAATAGTTAATAACTGCAAGGTCGCTATCGATATGGATGGCGACCTTTTATTTTGGAAGTAAAAGGTGGTGAAAATAATGGATGCCATGTTAGAAAATATCAAGTTGAAAAAGAAACTTGAATTTTTATCTAATATAGCTAAAGAAAATCAAGAATTAAGGAAATCAGTAAATGCATTATTTCAAACTGTGGAGGGCTTAAAAGATAAGGTAAATCTATTAAGTGACCAGGTAAGTGCAAGTTATAGCGTGGATAATATCTTAGGTACTCTTGAGGATGCACTTACAAGAATAAGAGAATATGAATTAATGGAGAATGAATGAAATGGCTAATAACAAATTAAAGATTAATATCGATGCGGATACTCCTGAAGCATTAAAACAAATGAAAGAAGTAACTGAAGCTGTTAATGAATGTGTAGATGCATTAGAGAAATCGGAGAAGGTTATGGGGAGATTTGCAAACCAAAGCGATACAGTAGAGCTTTATTGTCAAGGTAATAAGAATTGTTTGGTAAAGACAAATGAAAGGGTATAAAACCAAACAACAGAAGCGTAAGTTTTATGACAGTGGTGATTGGAAGAGTATTCGTGAACAAGTAAAGAAGCGTGACAACTATGAATGTCAGGAATGTAAACGTAATGGTCGAGTACAAACAGACACGAATGAATACAGTGAGAGTGCCAAGCGTAAGAAGATACAGCTCGTTGTCCATCATATCAAAGAGCTCGAGCATCATCCAGAACTTGCATTAGAAATGGACAATCTCAAAACAGTCTGTGTGGATTGCCATAACAAAGAACACGGTAGAACATTCAAAAAGAAACCGAATAAATGGGAAAACGATGAAAAGTGGTAAAAATGATTCAGAAACAGTACCCCCCTTAAAATATTTCATCAAAAAATGCTCTAAGGGGCACCGGAGGAGGGGGTCGTTTTTCCAGATTTTTAAGTTGTTTCGTATAGGACCCCTACCCAGTATGAAAATATGATTGAATCGAGGTGATATTATGACGGATATTGATGAGCGTGAGGTGCTAGTTAACAAAGAAAAAAATCGTTTGAAAAGATTATTTAAAGACATCCCACCTAGTAAGTTAAAAGTGGTTGAAGGATTAATTATTCAGGCAGCAAGATTACGAGTTTTATTAAATGAGATGTGGATGGATATATCTGAGAATGGTGACTATGAAATGTTCTCACAATCTGATAAAACAGAGCCGTATGAAAGAGAACGACCTGTTGCCCGGTTATATAATACCCGTGATCAATCATATCAAAGGGTCATTAAACAACTAACAGATTTGTTGCCAGAAGGAAATAATAAAAAAGAAATTAAGAAATATTCGGCAAGTGATTTAATATGATTGTTCATAAGTGTGTAAGTGAATATATAGAACTATATGAAATAGGAACAGTGGTATTAAATAAAGAACGTATCATGCTTATAAATTATTTAAAGCAAGATATATTAACCCGTAATGATTTACATTTTGATGTGGATTTAATTCATAAATGTGTAACTTTCATAGAAAAGTGGCATTTCAAATTAAATTCCTTTCAGAAATTTTTAATAGCATTTGTGTTTTTGTTTGATGAATATGAGGATGTTTATTTTGATCAACACTTCTGGATGATGGCAAGGGGTGCTGGTAAAAACGGATTGATTAGTGCATTGACACACTTCTTTATTAGCGAATTGCACGGTATTGAGCATTACAACGTATCAGTAGTTGCTAATACAGAAAGACAGGCTAAAACTTCTTTTATAGATGTTTATGAAAAGAATAAAAAACATGAAATATTAGACGAGTTATTTGTATCAACAAAACAATTGATAACAAATAAAGCTACTCGTTCGACTTTTGAATTTCATACGTCTAATGCAGGGAGTAAAGACTCGTTAAGGGACGGGTGTGTTATTTACGATGAGATACATAGATATGAAAATAGCGATGTTGTAGAAGTGTTCTCTAGCGGTTTAGGTAAAGTTCCTAACTCTAGGGAATTTTTTATTACCACAGATGGATTTGTTCGTGAGGGTTATCTTGACAAAATGAAAGAGCGAGCTATGAATATCCTGAAAGGGAAAGAAAAAGAAGATAGATTGTTTCCTTTTATTTGTAAGCTTGATAACGCTGAAGAAGTAGATAATCCTGATATGTGGGAAAAAGCAAATCCGATGTTTAGTAAGCCAATGAGTCAATACGCCAGAGGATTGTTTAAGAAAGTCATGCGTCAGTATAAAAATCTAGAAAACGATCCGTCTAATAGAGAAAATTTCATGACTAAGAGGATGAATATACCGGAAGTAGATTTAACAAAGTCTGTAGCTTCATGGGAAGAAATCATGCGTACTGGTTTTGAAGAAGATGGAGAAACACTGAGAGAAGTTCCAGATTTAAAGCACAAAGTAGCTGTTGGCGGTCTCGACTTCGCCAGCATCAAAGACTTCGCTGCAGTCGGCTTGCTATTTAAACATGGTGAAGATTATATATGGAAAGGTCATTCATTTGTACGTAAAGGATTCTTGGACAAGGTGAAATTAAAAGCGCCTATTTATGAATGGGCTGAAAATGGCTTACTAACTATTGTGGATGAGCCGGTTATTAATATCTCTCATATTGTGGATTGGTTTGTAAAAATGCGTGAGATATACGGATTTAACACAATAGTAGCTGATACATTCCGTCTTGATCTTGTTAAAACAGCACTTGAAGCTGAAGGCTTCATATTGTTATACATTCGTAACCCAAAAGCGATTCATTCTTTATTAGCTCCAAGGGTAGAAACGTTATTTGCAAACAATCGTATTATTTTTGGTGATAATCCATTAATGCGTTGGTACACCAATAACGTCTACGTCCACATCAAAAAAGACGGCAACAAAGAATATTTGAAGAAAGATGAATTTAAGAGAAAAACAGATGGATTCCAAGCCTTTATCCATGCATTATGGCAAGCGGATAACATTCTTGTGGATGAATTCGACTTTATGTTAGACAGTATTAAATTCTAATAAAGGGGGTGATAATCATTGGATGGTTGGACGCAGTATTTAAAAGAAATAGTGAAGTAGGATTTATGTTTGATGTGGAAATGTTTATCGAAAAGGCAAATAGAGTCCATATGAAGCGACTAGCGATTGATACATGTATTTCTTTTTTAGGAAGAACAATAAGTCAGTCGGAATTCAGAGTGAAAAACGGTGAAGAATTTGAAAAGGATGAGCTTTATTACCGATTAAATGTTAGACCAAATAAGAATATGACAGCAAGTACCTTTTGGGAGAGTTTCATTTTCAAACTTATTTATGATAATGAAGCTTTGATTATCCAAGCGGATGATGGTGATCTACTTATTGCTGATGACTTTGAACATAACGAATATGCTGTGTTTGAAGATACTTTTACAAATGTCACTGTAAAAGATTATCAGTTTAAGAGAAGTTTTAAGCAAAGTGAAGTCATTCATTTAAGATACAGGAATGATAAGTTATCACCTCTTATCGATGGTTTGTTTACTGATTATGGTGATTTATTCGGTAGAATATTAAGTTCTCAAAAACGTAAGAATCAAATTCGCGGAACAGTTGATATGGACATGCTCGCTGCAAAGAGCAAAGAACACCAATCAAAACTGCAAGAGTTCATTGATAACATGTACAAAGCGATTGGAGAAAAAGATGTCGCTATCATTCCACAACAACCAGGTTTTAAGTATGCTGAAACGTCAGGTGGAGCAAATTCCGGGCAAAGTGTGGAAGAAATTAATAAAGTAACAAATGGCTTCTTAAATCAAGTAGCAATGGCTTTTGGTATTCCAACTGCTTTGATATATGGCGAAATGGCTGATGTTGAGAAGCAAACGAAAAATTATATGCTTTTCACAGTGAAACCATTATTAAAAAAGATTTCTGATGAAGCAAACGTTAAATTTTTTGAAGAAGAAGAGTATCTTTCAGGCCAAAAAATTGAAGTTAAAGCTGTTTCTTATCAAAGTATATTTGATCTTGCGACAAGCATTGATAAACTCATTTCTTCAAGTGCATTTACAGGGAATGAGATTCGACTAGAAGTAGGATATGAAGTTTCTGATGATCCTAACTTAAATACACATCATATTACGAAAAACTATACGAAACTAACTGAATCTGAAGGAGGTGAGAATACAAATGACGGTAAAAATTGACGTTAAAGGGCCAATCATTTCGAATGATGAAGCTTGGATTTATGATTGGTTTGAAATGGATGCGACAAGCCCAGGTAAGATTACAGAACAACTGGATAATGCAAATAGTGAGGATTTAATTGTATCAATCAATAGTCCTGGTGGTTATGTAGATGAGGGTTCGGAAATTTACACTGCATTAAAAAATTATCCTGGTCATGTGGAAGTTCAAATTGTTGGTTTAGCAGCAAGTGCAGCTTCTGTAATTGCTATGGCAGGTGATAAAGTTCGAATTTCTCCAACAGCAAAAATCATGATTCACAACGCTGCTAAGTGGCATGGTGGAGATCATCGTGACATGGAAAAGGCGGCTGAGATGTTAAAAATAACAGATCGAGCAATTGTAAATGCCTATGTCATTAAAAGTGGTAAATCAGAAGAAGAACTACTTAACATGATGGCTGAAGAAACTTGGATGGGTCCGCAACAAGCATTAGAAAACAATTTCGCGGATGAAATCATGTTTATGGAGAATCCAGTTAAAATGACAGCTTCAACGGCTACTGCTGCCATGCTTCCGCAGAAAGTAATCGATGGCTTTAGAAATGGAACCATGAACAAAGGCCAAGGAATTACAAAAGAAGATTTAAATGCAGCATTATCAGGATTAAAAAATGAAATCCTGAATGATTTACAAAACAATATAGAAGAACAACCAAAGGAGCCGAATCCTAAACCTGTAAAAAACAGTGGGATTAAAGGGCTCCTTTTAAAATTATAAAAAAACGGAGGAAACACACAATGGTAATTAAATTTAATAAATCTGAAGCATTTACTAAGGCAAAAGCAAAGTTGACGGACACTTTAACTAACGCAGAAAGTACAGAACAAGAACAAACGTCAGCGTTTGAAGGTTTCTTTGATGCACTACAAACAGATGTAGCAAATACGGTCCGTGAACAAGTAAATAACGATATGCTTGATCGTTCAATTTTACAGCAACGTGGTCAAAATGTTTTAACTTCAGCAGAAACAAAATTCTTCAATGCAGTTGTTAAAGAAGGTGGATTTACAGATGGCTCAATCCTTCCTGTAACGACTCAAGAGCGTGTGTTTGAAGATTTAGTTACAGAACATCCCTTATTAGCTGAAATTGGTTTGCAAGATTTAGGAGCAGTTACGAAGTTTATTTACTCTGATGCAACGAAGGCGTATGTATGGGGCGAATTATTCGGGGAAATCCGTGGGCAAATTGATGCTATCTTCAAACAAGAAAAAATTGGTCAACTTAAATTAACTGCATTTGCAGCAATTCCAAATGATATGAAGGAACTTGGCCCGGAATGGATTGAACGTTATGTTCGAACTGTTTTAGTAGAAACATATTCAGTCGGTCTAGAATTTGGCTTTATTAATGGTGGCGGATCTGTAGCACATCAACCAGTTGGTTTAATGAAAGATGTAAATCCAGAAACAGGCGCTGTTACTGATAAAAAATCTTCTGGTAAACTAACATTTGCTCCGTCTGATAAAGGGGTAATTGTAGCAGGCGAACTTTATGAAGTAGTAAAAGCTTTATCTGTTGATGCAAAAGGGAAATCCAGAAAAGTATTAAATAAAATTGTAATGGTAGTTAACCCGATTGATGCGATTGGCGTACAAGCACGTAATACAATCCAGACCGCAACAGGTCAATGGGTAATGGCATTGCCTTATAACATTAAACCTGTCGAGTGTGAGGAAGTTCCTGTTGGTAAAGCATTATTCTTTGTAAAAGGACAATATATTGCTGCAATCGCAGGTGGATACAAGCTAAAAGAATTTGATCAAACATTAGCTTTCGAAGATGCTACCCTTTATACAATTAAACAATTTGCTAATGGGAAACCGAAAGATAATAAAGCGGCTCTTATTTACGATTTAGAAATTTCATTTACACCACCATCAGAAACAAAATCTAAATAAAGGGTGAAGTGAATGAGAAACGCAACAATTTCAGATGAAATATTGCAAGAGTTTAAGGAAAGGATGCACTTAGGCGATGAGGAAGACGATAACCTAAAGCGTACCCTTTCTACGTCTAATCAGTCTTTATTGAGAGTTTGTGGCGATTACGATATAAATACTGACGAGGAGTTCAAGGAATTAGTCTTTGAACGCTCTCGTTATGTCTATAACGATGCCTTAGAGTATTTTGATAAGAATTTTTTAAGTCAGATTAATAGTTTAGGTGTTGATAAAGCATTAGAAGAAATTAAACTGGACGGTGAGTAATATGCGTCCTTTTCAGTATAAAAAACCACTGAATACAGGTGATTTTAGAAATCGAATTAGCATTGAACAGCCTGTAATAATAAAAGATGAATTAAACCAAGTAATCCAAACATCTTGGCAAGAATTAAAGAAAGCCTGGTCAATGATAAAAACGGTGAAAGGTTCCGAGTACATTGAAGCTTCTGCTTCACAAGCTACACGGGTTTATCGCTTTGTGATTCCTTATGCTTCTGATATTACAGAAGAAATGCGAATCAATATGAAAGGTCGTATCTTTGATATTATCGAACCACCAATGAATGATGATGAAACGTATCAAACATTGACTATTATCGCAAAGGAGCATACTTAATATGAATGATTTTGCGAGTGAGATTGCTAGAGAATTACAAAGATATGCAAATGTTGTGGAAGAAGAGTTAACAAATGCACAAGAAGATGTAGCTGATATTGCTGTAAGTAAGTTAAGACAAAATAGCCCTAAAAAAACAGGTGGTTATCGTAAAGGTTGGCGTAAGAAAAAAGTAGGTAAAGCAGTTGTTATCCATAATACAAAAGGGCAATTAACGCATCTTTTAGAAAATGGCCATGCGAAAGCTAGTGGTGGCCGAGTACCGGAGAAAGTGCATATTCGTCCCGTTGAAGAGTATGTAATTGATGAATTGCCAAAACGTATTGAAAGGGCAATTGAATCATGACATTAACATTAGGAGAATTTATAAAAATTCTTGAAGCTACAGGCTATCCTGTAGCTTATTCGCATTTCATAGCAACACCAGGTAATCCAGTTCCAGCGCCACCGTATATCTGTTTTCTTGTGGATGGGTCAGCAAATTTAATGGCTGATAACAAGGTGTATCACAAGATAAATGATGTAAATATAGAGCTTTATACAACTAAGAAAGATGTAGTAGCGGAAGCCAAGCTAGAACAAGTCCTAGATGATCACGAGATTCCTTATGACTCGTATGGGACTTTTATTGAATCTGAAAATATGTATCAAAAATTTTATGAAACGAGGTTGATATAAATGAATGAAAATAAAGTAGCATTTGGTTTAAAGAATGTCCATTATGCGCTTTTCAATATTAAAGATGGTGTAGTTACATTTAATACACCAATTCCATTGCCTGGTGCGGTTGAATTAACGTTTGATCCACGAGGGGATTTAATTGAATTCTACGCTGATGACATGCTTTATTACGCTGCAAGTAATAACCAAGGGTATGATGGAACGCTTTCTATTGCGACTATTCCGGAACAATTTGCAATTGATGCGCTAGGAGAGGAATTAGACGAAGAAGATGGTGTGTTAAATGAGTTAGCGGATGCGAAAGGAAAATCATTTGCATTATTATTTGAATTTGATGGCGATGTACGAGCAACTCGACACGTTATGTTTAACTGTTCTGCAAGTCGTCCAACACTTGCATCTAAAACTAAAACAAATTCAGCGGAGCCAAATACAAATGAACTTAAATTTGTATCCAGCCCTATTGATATTAATGGAAAACGTATGGTTAAAACGAAAACTACTACTAAATCAAAAACGGATATTTATAATAATTGGTACAAAAAAGTGTATACAAAAGTACCTGTATTACCAAAAGGAGCGTAAGTAAATGGAAAAGACAATTACAATAGACGGAAAACAGGTCAAATTAAAAGCTAATGCAGCATCAGCCAAGCGATATAAGGCGCAATTTAGACGGGATTTATTTGCCGATATGTTTAAATTAGGCGCTATAGGTACATTCGCTTCGCAAGATGCAACAGAAGGTACTATTGATTTTTCTAACTTAGATTTTGACAAGGTAGATTTTGAAGTTTGTTACGATTTAGTTTGGTTATACGCTAAAACAGCTGATCCTGAAATTCCAGACCCGATGACTTGGTTAGAAGGATTTGATGAGTTTCCTATTTACGATATAATGCCGGAAATTAATGAGATGGTTCAAAAAACAATGGGAGCAAAAAAAAAGTAAAGAAAATTAATGGGGAGCAAGGGACTTTCAGTGATGAAGAATTAAGCACTGAATTGTTCCTTGCTCTTTGTTATGAAGCGAAGCTCACATATTGGGACTTAGAAGTGATGACGATTGGTGATTGCTTTGATTATATAGCTGAGTATGCTGAAATGAAAAATCCAGGACAAGAAAAAGTTCGAAAAGCAACTCAAGAAGACTTTAATGCTTTCTAAGAAAAAGGGGTGAGATAATGGCAGGAGGAAAAATTAAAGGAATTACGATTGAAATTGGAGGGAATACGCAACCGTTACAAAATGCCTTAAAAGACGTGAATAAGCAAAGTGATTCTTTGACTAAAGAGTTAAAAGATATTGAACGTTTATTAAAGTTTAATCCTGGTAACGTTGAGGCACTTGCTCAAAAGCAACAGTTGCTTACACAACAAATTGAAAAAACTACACAAAAGCTCGATAAATTAAAAGAAGCGGAGCAACAGGTTCAAGAGCAATTTCAGAATGGGAAAATTTCAGAAGAGCAGTACCGCGCATTTAGGCGTGAAATTGAATTTACACAAGGGTCACTTGATGGTCTGAAAAACAAGCTCGGTAATATGAAAGCCGAACAAGAAAATGTAGCAAGTTCAACACGACAATTAGAAACTTTATTTAGTGCTACAGGAAAAAGTGTTGATGATTTTGCGAGCGCATTAGGTAATCGTCTTGTAAATGCAATTAAAAGTGGATCGGCTACAAGTCGACAGTTAGAACAAGCAATTGGTCTTATTGGTCGTGAAGCTTTAGGAACTGAAGCTGATATTGAAAAATTACAACGTGCCCTTCGATCTGTGGATGCCGGAAACTCTATACAACAAGTACAAAATGAGTTAAGAGATTTACAACAAGAAGCTGGCAGAACCGAGAAGAAGTTTGAAGGTTTAAAAGTAGGATTAGAGAATGTTATCGGTGGATTAGCAGCTGGTGGTGGAATTGCAACAGCTGTTGAAAAAGCACTTGATATGTCAAAATTGAAAACTAAAATTGATATATCTTTTGATGTCCCTGAATCCTCGAAAAAATCAGTAGAAGAAGCAATAAGAGGCGTAACAGCTTATGGAGTGGATGCTGAAGAATCACTTGCTGGTGTACGTAGGCAATGGGCTTTAAATAAAGATATTAGTGATGAAGCGAATGCATCTATCGTTAAAGGTGCAGCAACAATCGCGCAATCCTATGACGGTATAGATTTTACAGAGTTGATTCAAGAAACCTATGAAATAGGAAATGAATTAGGAATAACGCAAGATAGTGCTCTTGGTATGGTTGATGCTTTGTTAAAAATGGGATTTCCGCCAGAACAGTTAGACATCATTGCTGAATATGGTAGCCAGCTAACCCGTGCAGGCTTTAAAGCTGAGGAAGTCCAAGCAATTATGGAAGCTGGTGTTGAAACTGGTAGTTGGAATATTGATAATCTTTTAGACGGACTGAAAGAAGGTAGAATTCAATTAACTGAATTCGCACAAGGAGCTGATAAGGCTTTAAAAGAAGCGCTTGACGGTTCTGGTATTGCGACTGAACAAATAGAAAAATGGGGAGCATCTGTCGCTAAAGGTGGAAGAGATGGCGCAGCAGCAATGGTAGAAGTAGCTAAAGCTATTGACGGAATAGAAGACCCAGTTAAGAAAAATCAGGTTGGGGTTAAAGTTCTAGCCACTATGTTTGAAGATCAAGGTCAAAATTTAACAAACACTTTAATTGAAGCTTCTAAGAAAACAAAAGATCTTCAACAAAACCAAGACAACTTAAATGAATCTGTTAAAAAATTAGATGCAAATCCAGCAGTAAAGTTCCAAAAAGCGATGGGCGATTTACAAATGGCTCTTGAACCTATACTAGGAGTAATTGCTGATGTTGTTGCTAGTATTGCTGATTGGATTTCTAATAATCCAGAATTAGCAGCGACCTTAGCAGCAGTTGCAACGGCTATTGGAGTAATTTCAGGGGCACTTATGGCTATTGCACCAATTGTTGTATCGGTCATGGGGGTATTTGAAATTGGGGCCGCCGCGGCACTAGGTATAGTTGCTATTGTTCCTATTATCATAGCTGCTATAGTTGCTCTAGGAGTGGCTATTTATAAAAACTGGGATGATATTAAAAATTGGACAATAGAAGCATGGGATTCTATTAAAGAGTACTTAGTAGAGCTTTGGGACGGGATATCCCAATCCTGTAGTGAAGCATGGTCTTCATTTTTAGAAGCAATGCATGAATTTTTTGATCCGATAGGTCAATTTTTTAGTGATTTATGGGAGGGTGTAAAGCAGGCGTGTAGCGATGCATGGAATTCTACTGTTGAATTCTTTTCTGAAGCATGGTCTTCTTTCATAGAAATGATGCATATTTTCTTTGATCCGATAGGTGAATTCTTTAGTAGTTTATGGTCTGGCATTGTTGAAACTGCTTCCTCTTGGTGGTCCTCTTTAGTTGAAACGGCGTCTGAATTGTGGGGAACATTAACGCAAGCATGGCAAGAAACATGGGATACAATTCTTACTGTTTTAGATCCAATTATTTCGGCAGTTTCTACCGTTTTAGAAGCTGGTTGGTTGTTAATACAGGCAGGTGTACAAATCGCATGGGCAGCAATCTGTCAATATATTATTCAACCAATTCAGGAAGCTTACGACTGGGTAAGTACACAAATCGGTGAAATGGTCACTTGGCTTGGTACGCAATGGGAAATTGCAAAAGCTATGGCACAAATTGCTTGGGGACTATTTAAGCAATATATTATTCAACCTGTTCTAGACACTTGGAACTTAGTAAAAGAAAAGTTCAGTGATTTAGTTTCTTGGCTAAATTCACAATGGGAGACAGTTAAATCATATACATCAGCAGCATGGGGGTTATTTAAACAATATATTATAAAACCTGTACAAGATACTTGGAATTTAGTAAAAGAAAAGTTTAGTGATTTATCCAATTGGATGTTAGGAATTTGGGCGAAAATAAAAGGCTATACACTTGAAGCATGGAAGATGGTTTACACATACATCGTTGAACCAGTTGTTTCAGCTTATAATTCTGCAAAAGAGAAATTCAATGATATGTACAACACAGCACGGGAAAAATTTGAATCTGTTAAGAATGCAGCTCAAGAAAAATTTGAAGCGGCAAAACATTTTATTATAGATCCAATTAAAGATGCAGTTGACAGTATAGAAAAATTCATTGGAAAGATTAAAGGATTCTTTAGTGACTTGAAGTTGAAAATTCCAAAACCAGAAATGCCACCTCTTCCACACTTCAGCTTACAAACAAGCACGAAAAATATTTTAGGTAAAGATATTACATTTCCGTCAGGAGTTAATATTGATTGGCGTGCAAAAGGTGGTATCTTTACTAAACCAACTATCTTTGGAATGAATGGCGGAAACTTGCAAGGTGCAGGAGAAGCGGGGCGAGAAGCAGTGCTTCCGCTGAATAAAAAGACACTTGGAGATATTGGTGCTGGAATCGTAGCAGCCATGCCACGACAACAATTTGCTATGCCGGGAGAAATAAATCAACTAATGGGTGACATGAGCCGTATGATGGCTAGTTCTGTGAGTCAATTATCAGGCTTAAAGAGTGTCATGAGTGGTGTGTATGGAAGCATGTCAAATAGTAGACAAGCTATGGCAAGTAGCATATCAAATCAAGTGATTAATTACGGGTCTAATTCATCTTCTAGCGGTGGAGTTATTCCGATGCTTGGTGGAGATTTAGTTGTAGAAGTACCCGTTGTTTTAGAAGGAAGAGATGTAGCGCGTGGTACGTACCGTTATACAACCGAATATCAAGAAAGAGAAGCGCAGAGAGATTCAGACTTTTAAGTTTGAGTCTCTTTTATTTTTAAAAGAAATGAGGTGGCAACGTGAGCTCTTTTACATTTAACAATGAGCGTAAAGATTTCATTCAAATAGAAAAAGGCTGGAAAAGACCAGCGTGGGCGCCGTTAAGAAGGAAATTTCTAAGTGTTCCAGGTTATCCAGGTGCAAGATTATTAACGACAGAAACTGAAATGCGAGTTTTACCTGTTCCGGTCGGAATTATTGTTCCTGACGGATCTGACTTAGAAACATTAAAAGAAGAAATAGCAGAGTGGTTAATTACAGAAAAACCTGTTGAATTAGTCTTTGATGTAACACCTGATAGGACATACCTAGCGGTTATTGATGAAGATTTTGATCCTGAGGATTTTGTTGTTTTAGGTAAAGGTACTTTGAACTTTGTATGTCCAATGCCGTATAAATTAGGGAATGAGCAAACGGTTGATTTTAAAAAAGATGTTAGTGGGTTAGTTGCTAATGTCCAAAACAAAGGCTCAGTGCATTCAAATCCGATTATTGAAATTGATATTAAAAAACCACATACTTTTTTAGATGTATGGTTTGAAGATAAATATTCAAAGGAGCCGGATTATTTCCGTATTGGAATGCCATTAAAAATGGAGCAATTGCCTGTAGAAAGAAATCAACGTCTTATATGGGATGAAATGTCCACAACTGTAGGATGGAGTAAGGTTAGTTCTATGGAAGACGGTAATCCAGTTGGTGAAATGAAAACAGATAGTTACCAATTCTATTGTTCGGACTATGGCTCGGGTAATGGATGGCATGGCGCAGCTGTTAAGAAGAGTATCCCTGGTGGGCCAGTGCAAGATTTTATTATGCAAGCCCACGTTACATGTAAAAGTAAAAAGATCAATGAAATGGGACGAGTTGAGATAGCGATACTCGATGAAAACAGCAAAGTTCTTTCAAAAATTGCCATGAATGACCTCTATTGGCAAGCTGAACAAAATTTTGGAACGATGGTAATCGGATATGATAATAAGCCTGGAAAAACAGGTTTAATTTATGAGAGTGGTGATTATCCGAATACATGGAATCAGTATTATGGTAGGTTGTGGATCGCTAGAACCGGTAATGATTGGGAGGCCTATATTTCAAAATTTCTTCCTGGAACAGAAAAAGATGATTCAGAGCGCTTTGCAAGATGGACCGATAAAGACAATAAACATATGGAAAAAGCAGCTCAAATACAGATTAGTATTATGCAGTGGCAAGATGTTCCGCAAGTAGAAGCGATGACAGTTTCGGATTTGAAATTTTGGAAAGTGAATTTAAATAATCAAAATACACCGCCTTATATAGTCGATGTTGGTGACAAAGTCGTGATTGATACAGAAAACAGTCATGTCAGTATTGAAGGGAAAAACGCTATTAACATAAAAGATATTTTTAGTAATTTTCCTGTTATCAATAAAGGTACGAATAAACTTGAAATCATGCCTTCCGATATAGGAACAGCAAAGGTTAAATATAGGGAGCGATTTAGATGAGGACACCAAGTGGGATACTTCATGTTGTCGATTTTCAAACAGAACAAATTGTTTCTACTATTCAATCTAAAGATTATTGGGATGATAAACGGCATTGGGAAATCAAGAACAATATTGATAAGTTTGATTTTACAACGGCTGATGGTACAGAACAAGCAGCTACACTCATGCAACAAAATTTAGTGTTAAAAGAGGTACGTAGCGGTGTTATTGTACCGTATGTAATTACTGAAGCTGAAAAAGTTTCTAATGATAGATCCGTAATTACTTATGCATCTGGTGAGTGGATTTTATTAGCAAAAGCAGGTGTTATCAATCCTCAACGAATTGAAGGGAAAACGGTCAATGAGTTTATTGACATAGCTTTAACAGGGACAAAGTGGAAACGAGGTCGTACAGAATACTCTGGTTTTCATACAATGACTATCAATGAACCTATCGATCCGCTTAAATTATTAAAGGATATCGCTTCTCTTTTTGATTTGGAAATTGTGTATCGTGCTGAAGTTGTTGGTAATCAATTCGTTGGTCGTTATGTGGATATGGTTAAGAAGCGTGGTCGAGAAATAGGTAAAGAAGTAACTCTTGGTAAAGATCTAATGGGAATCAAACGTATTGAAAACTCTCAAAATGTCTGTACAGCGCTTATAGGGTTCGTTAAAGGTGAAGGAGATAAGATAATTACAGTTGAGAGTATTAATGATGGTTTGCCGTACATCGTAGATAATGATGCGTTCCAGCGGTGGAATGAAAAAGGAAAGCATAAATTCGGATTCTATACTCCAGAGACAGAACAAGATATAACTCCAGGCCGTTTAATGACTCTTATGAAAACAGAGATGAAAAAACGTGTAAACACATCTGTTTCTTATGAAGTTGAAGCACAATCAATTGGTCGTGTGTTTGGATTGGCACATGAGTTAATTAATGAAGGCGATACAATACGAATTAAAGATACTGGATTTGCACCCGAGTTATACCTTGAAGCACGAGCAATCGCTGGCGATGAGTCATTTAAAGATCCGATGCAAGATAAATATGTATTTGGTGATTACCGTGAAATTGTTGATCCAAACGAGGAATTACGTAAGCTCTATAATAAAGTCCTGACTTCGTTAGGTAGTAAACAAGAAATTTTAGATCAGCTAGATAAATTGGTTAAAGAGACTGCTGAAAAAGTAAATGATGCTCAAAAAGAATCTGAATCCGCTAAGAAACTTGCTGAAAAAATCCAGGAACACCTGAAAAATAATACGGTAAATATTATTGAAGCTAAAAATCCACCAACTGATAACCTTATAGTAGGCAAGACGTTATGGCGAGATACTAGTAACGGTAAACCTGGTATCTTAAAAGTGTGGAACGGGAAAGGTTGGGAGCTTCTTATTCCTGATGTGGAATCAATAAAAAAAGATACACTGGAGCAGGTGAGTAAGGATATTAAACTCACAAAAGAAGAATTAAATAAGAAAGTGGAAGAAGCGCAAGAAGAAGCCACTGGGCAATTTAATACAGTAACAGAGGGTCTTTCAAAAGTTACAAGAACTATTTCTGATGTACAAAGAGATCAAGGTGAAATTGATAAAAAAGTAACCCAGGTTGAACAGGATTCTGAGAAATTTAAATTGTCTATTGAAACATTAACGAAAAATAGTACTGAGACTACAAGTAAAGTCAACACTTTAGTAAGTGATGTGGACGGAAATAGGAAAGTTATTTCGGAAGTTAAAGAAAGTGTAGCAAACATTAATGACGATGTAAGAAACTTGTTAATCGGTTCTAAATCTTTTGATGGCGCTTTGACCTTTGCGCAAGCAGACAATCGTTGGTGGCTTAAATCAGCAGATAAAGTAAAAATTTCGAAGGATGTTTTTCAAGGGAATACAGTCGTAGAAACTCAATCATCATGGACTGCTTTAGCTTATAACTTCAAAGACTTGGTGAATCGGGGAGTTGTTAAGGTAGGAGATAAAGTAACCTATACAATTTATACTCGAGTAAAAGGTTTAACGGATGGCCAAGATTTACAACACACTTTCTATTTTGCAGCAGGTGCTACCGGAATTCGTCCAAATAAATCTACTAATCAATGGCAAAGAGTAAGTGTTTCGTTCGTAGTGACAGCAAATATGATGTCACTACCGGGAACAGATAACGAGAGTCATTTACGTATAGAACCTGACGTAAATCCTCCTGCTGGTTGTTGGTATCAGCAGAGTTCACCACAATTGACTATAGGTAGTAAAGATTATTCGTGGCGACCTGCTCCTGAAGATATTGCAGATGGTAATGTTTTCACCAAGATAACAACCGAGATCAAAGAAGAAGCTGGAAGAATATCTAAAAAATTAGAGCAGGTTGAAGATCGTGCTGTTGGAGTTGAAAACTGGTTTATCAACACTGGGCCAAACGATAAACCGCAAACAATTGGAATGATTGGAGGCGCACAAGTAAACAAAGCTAAGTTCGCTGTACAGCCTGCTGAATACATTGTATTAGAATGCTTGGATCATACTGACTCTTTCTATCAATTTCATTTAGATAATACGAAAATGGGTGACTTTGAAAAAGATAAAGATATGACTATATCTCTGGACATACAAAATGATGCTCAAGTTGATTTCGTTTTATTCCAATTTATTAATGGTATATGGAATGAGGCTGTACAGAAAGGGGTACCTGTATCTAACGTGTGGAGACGCGAATCCTGGACTTTCAAGATTGACAAACGATCCACAGGTTGGGGATTAAGGATAAGATTTGCTAGAAATGCAGACTCTGTAGGCAAAAGACTACGTATGAAGAAGCACAAACTCGAAAAAGGGTCGATTCCTACAGATTTCACAAAATCGACTTATGAGTTGGAACAAAGTTTCAATGGCGTAAAAGAGCGTATTGAAAAAACGGAATCTATCGTTAATGATGCTGGTGATCGTAACTATGTACGTAACGGAGATTTCACATACTATTGGGTTGATAACGGCCTACAATGGGATAAGGACTTAAACGGTAATTTGCGTGCTGGTAATTGGTCAACAGGTTATAACGCTGGAACAACAGCTCCTACAAAGGGTTATCATATGCACGTTGATGACAAAAAATTTGGGTATCCTGTAGTTGCTGTAATAAACAAAAACGGTCAATTCGGTCTAGCTAAAAGGTGGCTTGGAATACCTCAAGAAATGCCAGCTAGTTTTCGAAATGATTTCCAGCCAGGTGATACGTACACGATTGCCTTAGATTTATGGACAGAAACAGCAAACAATAAAATAGCGGTAGGATTACACCACTTTATTGAGGGTAACAATACAATGGGCTTTCATAGTGGAGGTACGCCAGAATTGATCATCGAACCTGTTAAAAAGTGGGTTCGAGTTCATACAACAATGAAATTACATGATAAATCAGATATGAAAAAAGGTTTTAGTTTATATATTTATGGTGATCGTTCTGCTGATGGTAGTGAGTGCTACTTCAAAAATGTCTCCTTATTAAAAGGATCTATGCCAAAAGCATACGCTCCGTCTCCGGAAGATGGGGTAAAAGAAAATGTATTCAATCAGAAAGTGACAGAGATCACGAAGAACGCCGAAGGGATAACAAGTGATGTAAAAAAAATACAGGAAATACAAACTCAGCAAGGGCAAACGATAACTCAGGCTACTACAACGATACAGCAACATTCTGAAGCGCTGGAATTAACAATGAAAAAGAAAGATGTTGAGGATTATGTAGGTGGTATAGGGAATCAAACTGTTTTACGTAATGTCCTCTGGAAAAATGACACAAAATATTGGACGCTTCAATCTGGAACCACGAGAGATACAACTATTTTATATAAGGGTTGTAATACCCTTCGTACAATCTCAGCAGGAAATACAGCAGACGTATACAGAGGAGCTTCACATGAACTTATAAATGCTGGTCCTGGTTGGAATTATGTTTTTTCCGCATATTTTTATACAGATAATAAGTCTAGTGTTGATAATGGCGCGAGAATGGAACTGAAATGTTTAGACGCGAATGGAAAGGTGTTAAAGCAATACGGACAAGAGATTACGTTAACGCAGGGCATGTGGATTAGACATCATGTATTTGGTCTGCTTGTAGAAGGAACGAAAAAAGTGCAAGTACAATACTGGCTACGTAGAAATGGGAGACTGTGGGCAGCGCAACCTATGTTACAGATCGGTGATAAACCTTCTTCATTTCAGGAGAATCCTGTTGATATTGTAGATAAAGATAAAATACTAGAAGAATTGGGAGATAGAATTGCTACCGAAGAATTTAATCAAAAAATTACTGACTTAACACGAACTATCAAACAGGATACAGAAGGAATTGTAATTGAGTCTATAAAAAGGGAGACATATTCAAAAACAGAAGCAGGAGAAAAGTTTGCTGATAAAGGTTATGTCAAAGAGATGGGCTCTAAGTTACAGGTACTAGACGACGGTATCCTAGCGCAAATTTTAAAGGATGGTATTGTTACTGCTCTCAATATGTCTCCTGGGAAAATTACAATCAATGCTGCAAAACTAGATATTAATGCCGATACAATGGTGAAATGGTTAACGGCAAAAGGCATTGATACGAATCTTATTAGAATTGACGGTGACAAGATAACCATTGATAAAGATGGTGTAACGGTTAAAATGCTAGACTTCCTATTCCAAGACGAATGGGGAACGAAAACAACTGCGGTATCAAGACGAAACCTAATAGCAGATCCAGACTTTTCTAGTGTTACAAAGAAAAACATTGGACATAACGATTATTATGGATTTGAAGGTGGATACGGTCTTACTTGGAAGTCCTGGGGAAATGTCGTAATAGAAAAGAATACACATATATTCGATTACGAGCAAATGGTGAATGCTGCAAGGGTAGATATGTATAACTATCCCGAAACAATCGTGAATAATGGGATACATCCTGGTAACGAATATACAGTTTCTGCTCACTTTCGAACGTCTATGATAAATGGTGTACGTAAAACAGGAAAACCACGTTTACAAGTATGCTGCGTTAAATTCAGAGACAATGTAAGTTACGATATATGGAATGAACAAAAAATGGATTTTCCTGAACCATCTACATTTTATGGAGAAATCAGAAGATACTCTTTCACTTTCAAAGTGCCGACAAACTATATTCCGCAACAGCATGCATTGATTATTAAAGTTTGTTCTGGAAATGCTGACATGAGACAAGGTACAGCACTTTGTGTAAGTGGTGTAACGCTATACAGTGGCAAATATGCATCTATGTATAATTGGGATCGTGCTGCAGCAGAAAGAGCAGATGGTATTCAGCCGTTTAACGCGCTTGCTGTAGGCGGTGTGAATAACAATATATCTCCAGCACCAGACGGACAAACGTTTGATATAAGTACTGAAAAAGAAGTTAAAATCTTTAGGAATATACGAGCAATGCAGGGAGTTAACTTAGGTGGCGGTGGATTCCAACAATGGGGGCATATTCGTTTTACAGACGGTAATGCTGGACCGGGTTTTTATGCGAGTACTCCAAGTGGTTGGAAATTTAACGCACTTGGATAGAAAGGAGAAGTAAGAATGAATGAGAATCAAATGATGCCACTTCAAGCAGGTGAAAGTTTTCCTTTTATGGGTAGGCTGGTGGATGCAGAGCGCACAGAGACAGGGATTTTTGTTCAAATACCTGCTGATATGTTAAATAATGCAGGTCTTTTAAACGGTGTTAGCAGAGTTGAAGTATGGAGAGAGATGGATGGGACAGTAAAGTTTCGGATTGCTACGTTGTGTGAAATATGTAAACGCGGAGCGCGTTTGTACCCACTAGATATGGGATTTGCGAAAAAGAACATTTGTTTAGAGTGTTATACATCACTTACAGGGAATTATCCATCTCAAGAACCGCCAACACCAACTAATGAAAATAACACACAAACAGAGCAGGAGCAGCAATAG